AATTTGGCCATAAAGTGGGCTAGAATGGCCATAGAGCCATCGCTGTCGCCTGCCAATGCCTTACCCATCTTTTTTATTTGAACCAATCCTCGTGGATTTCCACTACCTAGTGGCTTTGCGCCAATGTCTTTTGGATTAGTTAAACTTTCCTCTTGAAGCAGGACAAAAGGAAGGGAGGTGGAATTTGGACTTGACTTTCCCAATCCTTCCTCGCCCACAGGTGGATGATCTGCTCAGGGACTACGCCGGGAGGATCTAGCAGGTCAGCGGGAGGATGAAACTGGATCACCCATTCATCTGCTAGAAAAAAGATAGATCTTGCAAGAGCTATTTCAGCGCCAGTGGGGAGTCGTGTCACCCAAGCCCATGGATCACTTCTCATTTCCTTTTTCCGATAGTTGGCTGGACAGTATCTAACAGTCACAGAAAGATGCTGCCACCCTTCCTCATCTATCGACTCACCCGCTGAAAAGAAACAGGCGAGAGCTAGGAACTCATTGACCGGGACAAAATAGAATCCATATGGTTCAGCGAAGTCATAGCCCTCCCTGACTGTTAGATAGCGAAGGAATTGGGAAGGATGTTTCACAGTTCTGAATCAAGGGTTAGATTTGTTGGAATTGGATTCCCAGATGGATAGTATCTAACTGAATGCGGATTGCGCTTGCCACGGTAGAATCCAAAAACGTGGGGAGGATCTAACAATCTCTTGTGTTGGAGTTCTTGAAATGCAGTTAGATCCATCAATCTGATCCTGCGTCCAATCGCTCGTTTGGATAGAGTGTTCACCGTGGCTTGCGTCTTATCCATGAGAAAAATGCCATGATTAGACTAAATGTGATTAGCGTGTTCCAGATGATTAGAATTTTGATCGTTAGATCATGCTCCATCAAAACATCGTTAGTAAATTTAATCCAGTCAGCCATAACAGTTATTTTTTTTTGAATGGGTTTGAATCTTTAGATTCATCAATGTTAGATCGTCCTTTATCAATATTGTCTTGAATAACCATTTGTCTGCATTCATGACTAACAGTTGAATTGCAAGGGCCTGGTCCAGATGACAAATGCTTAATTAAAGACCAAGCCTGTTCTAGGATTTGTTGGCTAGGGAGTTCCATAACAGTTAGTCCTGATATGTTTTTCCAGCCCATCCGCGCATGTCCTCATCTGGATCGAAGATCGTTAGAGGGAGAGGCTCACCAATCCTCAAATGCATATACATCAGATAATTCTCAATGGATAGAAGGAAGGTTGGCGCCAACTCAGTTTCACAGGCTGGGTGGACATAGTGCCATTGGCTAACACCTTCGCCAGATATGATGATCCAAGCGTGTGGTGGAGTAACCTGTCCAGTGTAGCTGTCCGTGGACTTCATCCCAGTGTATGAAACTGTTGAATAGATCTCTCCAAGATGGATATGTTTCCTGCTAGGGCCTTCTGGATCAGTTAGATGAGGGAAAGTGTATTCAGCGCGGATGTCAAAAAAGTTGGTTGATCTAACTACCGCCATGAAGCACTCGCGTTGGATAGACTTCACGAGGATTTTGATCCGTTGGCGGGGAGAGCCGCGAAGGATAGACGCAGGAGGCAAGGGGAAGTCCGCTGCTGGGCTCTCTGGGAGGCCTAGGCGTGCGACCTTAGACAGGCCACGGGGATCTTTGCGGGGAGGGCCTGCTGGGGCCTGTGCCACTTCCTCTAGCTCGTCTAAAGGTGCGTCGCTTTCAACAATCGCCTGACGTTGGACTAACTGTTTCTTGAATTTTGATGGAGGGCCTTCGCTCATAATTTTGGATAGTTAATTGATTTGATTTCCTCCTAACTAGGAGGTTGATCGTTTGTATATTTCCTTGGTTCGCCATGCAAGATGAATTTGCTCACGAATACTGGACACTTGAAATTGAGGCCGTGGATGGAAAAGCTAACTGGAAAAGGCAATTCAACACAGCACCGCTTGACCAACTCTCCGTTAGGAATGTTGTAATATCCGTTAGAGTATCCCTTGCGCTGGTAGCCATTGCGCTCGCCTGATGCTGTCTTGTTGGACTTGATCTTCTGGAGTGGCTGGCGATAGGCTAACTGTCTAACCTCCCAATCGCCTAACATCATGACGCAGTGCATCTGTTTGGATAGCTTAGTCCAGATGTCAGATAGATTTTCGCACTTGTCACGGTTGTGGACGCCAACGATGTAGATGGTTCCTAACAGGTCTTTCTTGAGCCTCCAATCGTAAACCACCAACTTGCGTCCCTTGCGGAGACTCTTCATCTCACAGGGCCTCCCCTTGTGTGTGTAAGCGTCAGGACATACGGCGGCAGTGCCATTGACAGGCCCATCATCTAGCGATAGCAGGCCCTTGAGGACAATCTCCATCACCGCGCCTGAATACGTTCTAGCAGATCCTCCATTGGATATATCCTTGCTTGGAATGCCTAGTTCAAGAGGAAGGGAGGATTGAACAGGCTTGGGAGGCCTAACACCCCAATTGATCATGTGGACAGGGCAACCCATAACAGGTTGAGTCTTTTCTTCCACCAAGGGGAGGGCTTGCTCATCCGCGTCCAAAGGGTCAGGATTCATGGGTGTATTCTAACTGGATTCCCTCGCCTTCAATTGCTAGGCGTGAAATGATTTCGCCAGCGCCAGAAACCTTCATCATGGCCGCTAGATTCTTTCCTATCGCCTCCACGAATTGTCTGCGATGAGCCAAAGGCACTTTGTCTGTTAGTTCAAAATGCAGGTTGATGTCTATCGGTTTTGGATCCTGTGCCATAATTGTTAGCAGGTTGAGCCGCACTGTTCACAGACTCCGCCAACCCGATAGATATTGCATCTTGAACAGATAGCGGACTTCTGATCATCATATGGGGTGTTAGAAATTGGTTGGTATAGAGGCTTGGGAGCAAAGTCCTCTGGATAACCTGCGATCTCCCGCATGAACTCGCAGTTAGGAGAGTGAAAGTTTTCAGTTCCGCCACAGTCCACGCAGTTGCAATCATCCTTGACTGCTAGAGATTTCGCGTCAAAGCATTCCTCTGGATCTAGCAGGTCAAATCTTGACAGCCAATCCTTGGTGAACTCTTTAGCAGGTAGAGGGCTTGAGCGATAGAATCCAACCGCAATGAAAACGTAGTCCTTGGGAAGGAATCCGCCGTGGGCTGGCTTATACAAATTGGATGGAGAGGTTTTCATGTTAGGGAATATATCTGACGTTGCGAGGAAGGTGGGTCATTTCTGGACCATACATTTCATAGGCCTTGGCGCATATAACAGCGATGTCTGCTAGATACTCGCCAACTGCTCTGGATCTTCGTCCATCATGTCTTATCTTGGCGCCAACCTCACGATCTAACTTTTCAAGGTGATGCCTCAATTCAGATAGGACTTCATCAGGGCTTGGTTGCCAAAGTTGGTATGGACCTTTCCTTGGCTCGTTAGATTTTATCTCCTTGTCCATCGCGCTCGCGAATCCAGAGACTAGCCAATGGTTATAGATTTCAGGGTCCATGATCTATCTTTGGTTAGCTGCTTCAAATGCTGTTTTGATGTCATCTTCTAACTGTTGAATAGCTAACATGTTGACCTCATCAGGGACATCCTCGCTAGCAATCGCCATGCAGGACTCAAAGCCTAACTTCATGCCGCAGATGAAACAGGTCTTGATTTCCCGCTTCTGATCCTGATCTAACATTTGATCCACGTAACACTTGGTTAGGAAAAGCTCAAATGATGCGTCAATGTCGAGTCTTTGAATTTCCACAGTTTTTGATGCTGGGTTAGCGTGTGGGTTGGTGCGACGTTTGGCCATAACAGTTAGTTTCTTTGAATTAGAGTCTTGTTGAAGTTAGAAGCGAGACGATCCCCATCCATCTTGAGTCTCTTGCACAGTTGCGCCTGTCTCGCTTTCTTCCCCTTGCATTGCAGGAAGGATTCAATCCCAGCCTGTTGGCCTTGGTTATAGGTAATCCGCATGAGCTCAACAACGTCTGGAGACAGGCCGTGATTCTCCCCAATGCACTCGGTTAGAAAAGACTCGAAAGTGATCATTCAGATTGGACGGTTAGAATCAATATCCTCAAGACGCCAGACCCGGATTGTTAGCGTTTTGACGTTTGGATCATCCTTTTCCGTGATATCCTTGACTCCAAACTGCCGCTTGCGCCAACGATACTGAGTCTGTCTAATCGCTGACATGATCTGGCCACGGTGTTTTGAAACCCGCAGTGGATCTAACGGACAATCCCTGTGTTCACCCACCTCCATCGTTTTGAATGGATAGCGTGCGCGGCGTCCTCCTTTAGGTTCAGATCCAACAACATACATGTCATCAGGGGCGGGAATGTTAGCAGTTCCAGAATTATTGTCCATTGGTTAGCAGTAGGTGATGGCAGGAGAATGCAGGGCAATTAGACCCCACGCAAGAGCTTATTTTGGAAACCTTGGTATGGGAACGATCAAAAGGATACGTTGCAAGGAAGAATTGCCTTGCTCGGCTTCATCGCTAGGTTTTAACGAAGTTTTCTTAAAGTAGGGTGTTTGGTTAGATTCGTCTGAGTGGTTAATTCGTTCACATTCTTTGAGAAATGCGAGCAACTACATATCCGTGCAGGAATCTGTGCTGTTAGAAATTCGTGGCAATATGTTAATTGTGAGTGAGTTATGTATTGCATTGCTTGGATTGCTTGCATTACTCGGATTAAATAGGGATTTGTTGTAAAATCTAACATATGGAAAGTAGTGTATTCCTGTTAGTATGTAGAAAGGAGCGAGAAAAATCCGAGCCCGCGAGCAATGCAAGCAAGGGTTTATTCGCATGGGGTTTGGAAACAGATTGAAAGCGAAGTCTAACATAGATGGAATGCTGGATGACGAATGGCCGTGGTAGATCCCCTCCTTGGTGGATAGATCTTGAAGTTAGAAAATGGTTGCTTGACTATATGCTACCCAATTAGATTTGGATGTAGATAGATGAATTTACATGAGTGATGGCCCTCCCATAAAACCTGACGGACCACCTAACCCTCGCAAGGTGCGGGAGAAAGGCCCCACGTCTCGCAACCAACCTAACCCAAAGTCAATTCAGTTAGCTCACCCTGGCACTCTAGCAGTTAACAGCGATCCTCAATTCAAGTATCCTCATCGCATGACTGTTGGCGCTCACCAACGTCTAGCAGATCTTAACTTCGATCCATTAGAGTGGAGCGTCAAGATTGCCCGTGGAGAGGCCTTGACAACTAACCACCCATTCCTCGAAATGATTAGAGATTGGTATATGGACATGATCAGCCATCTAACCAAAGGCAATGCGATCAATTGGGAAAGGGAGTTAGAGAAGATCCTTGAAAAGGCTAAGGTAAGCCTAACTGATTCTTGGGTGCCACTCAATCTTCGCTCGGATCACATCAAGGAATTGATGCAATATCTCTATCCAAAGTTGAAGGCTGTGGAGCATAGCGGATCTATCCAACAGGACATCCGCATCAAGCCACTCTCAAGGAATGAAGTGGAAATCTTCAAAGAAGTCTTTGATGAAGAATACTAACCAACTCAAGCCATTGCCTGTTGGCATGTCCAATCCACCATTCTCATTTATGGTTAGGGTTGGCAGTTGGATGCTATCCAATGAGGGCCTGTTTCGAGAGAAGCAGTTAGGCCCAAAGAGTGCTAGCAGGCGTCAATGGGTAAAAATTCAACTAACCAATAAAAGCCATGGAAGATCCTAATCAAGAACAAGTTGACCCCAACGAAAAGGTTGAGGCGTTAGAGGAATATATTCAAGCCAGAAAGCGGCAGGCCTTTGAGTCTTTCGAGGGCAATCTAACTGCCAAGGGCATGATCAATGAATTGGCATACATCTGGCTAACACCTTGGGAGATCTTTTGTCTAGCCTTGGCCATCGTGATTCGCAGGACACTCAAGAAACTTGGCATCTAACATGAGCAATCCAAACATAGCGACTAACTATCCAGGCCTTGAACAAGGGGATGAGGAGTTAGATGATGATCTGCCGGGAGGCCTAGCAGATGATGAGGATGATGAAGAGTTCGAAGATGACTATCACATTCAGGATGACGTTGAGTTAGCCCACAATCTAGCACGCATCGAAGAGGAACAGGCTAACCCTCATCAGCACAGGCCAAGGAAGATTTCCGATAGACAGGCGCGGTTAGATCCAGAGAGTGAATGGAGCTATAACGAGCAAAGGCTATTACGCCACATGCTGCTTCAAAGCCAGTTAGCGTTCACTAGATACTTCCTCAAGAAACGCGATGGCCACAAGTTCATTCTATCGGATCACCATCGCATAATGGCAAGGACGTTAGATCAAGTCATAGCAGGCAACATCAAGCGTCTAATCATCAACGTGCCACCCGGATATACCAAAACGGAAATGGCTGTTATCAACTTCATTTCTAGAGGGTTGGCCATTAACCCAAAGAGCAAGTTCATCCATATCTCATACTCTGACAATCTAGCACTTCTCAACAGTGGCCTAATCAAAGAGCTATGCACAAGCAAGGAATACACTTCACTCTATCCAACGACGTTGAAAAAGGATAGTCAGTCAAAGGGTGCTTGGTATAACATCCACAACGGTGGAGTCATGGCTGTTAGCAGTGGTGGAGCCATTACAGGTTTCCGCGCAGGACGCATGATGGAGGGATTCAGCGGGGCGATGATCATTGATGATCCGATCAAGCCTGATGACGCCTATTCAGAAACGATTAGAACGCGAGTCAATAACAGATTCAACAACACGTTCAAGAGTCGGTTAGCCCATGAGGACATTCCGGTGATCGTGATCATGCAACGCATCCATGAAGAGGATCCAACAGGCTTTCTTCTAACGGGTGGCAATGGAGAGAAGTGGCACCACCTGATTCTACCTGTTGAGATCAAGGCCAAGGAGGATCGTGAGCCCTATCCGTTAGAATACACCCATGGCATCCCGATTGACTATGATCTAACGACAGGTCCACTTTGGGAATACAAGCATACGTTAGATCAGATCCTAACCATGAGGGAGTCTGATCCTTACACGACGGCGGCGCAATACGACCAGAGGCCTTCCCCTCTTGGTGGAGGTATGTTCAAGGATGAGTGGTGGCAGTATTACAAAGTCCCGCCTGTCTGTGAGTATCGTTTCATCACGGCTGATACTGCTAGCAAGACCAAGGAGATCAATGACCGCACCTGTTTCCAATGCTGGGGTGTGTTAGATGGCAAGATCTATCTGTTGGATCTGCTAGTTGGTAAATGGGAAGCTCCAGAGCTGAGGCGCAACTTCCTAGCGTTCTGGCGCAAGCACTTTGGCACTGGCACCCAGACTGTTAGCAGGTTGAGATTCGCCGCTGTTGAGGACAAATCTAGCGGAACTGGATTGATTCAGGACATGCTAACGGAATTCAATCCTCCCATTCCAATGCAGGCTATCCAACGGAACAAGGACAAGGTGACGAGGGCCATGGACATGATTCCCTATCTTGCGTCGAAAAGAGTTTACTTGGACGAAAATGCCACCTATCTATCCGACTACCTTAGCGAGTTCCGCAAGTTTACGCCTCTAATGACTCACAAATACGATGACCAGATAGATCCAACGCTTGATGCCATTGACATCGCGTTGAGGCCTGACGCTCTAACTGGTGGCACTTGGTAACTAACAGCTAACCAACATGGAACCTATTGTAACAGCACCCGTGGCAAATGAGATTCTTAGCCTAGTCACTAACGCCGTGGAGAGGTCAATCCTAGCAGACCGCATTGGATTGTTGAATGGCAGGACGCATGATGGCGCTCGTGACCTTTACAAGATATTTGGTTATAAGGACAAGTTAGAAGCTGGGGATTTCCTTTTCAATTATCAGCGAGGCGACATTTCCAAGCGCATTGCCACAGCCTATCCAGACGCCACTTGGGGTGAGCCTCCAGAAGTGTTAGATGATGAGGATCAGGAGGATGAAACGGCCTTTGAGTTGGCGTGGAAAGCTCTAGCCAAAAAGTTCAAGCTGTGGAACTATCTGCGGCGTGCTGACATCCTCAGCCAGTTAGGCCGCTATTCAACATTGTTGCTAGGTGTTAGTGGAGGGTCACAAGTTGACCAACCTATCCCAAATGGTGCCAAAGTCGCTTACCTGATGCCATACGGTGAATCTAACTGCGTGATCAAGACTTTCGAGACTGATCCAACTAACGAGCGGTTTGGAAAGCCACTGCTTTATGAGTTCAGCATCATTGACGTGACTAACAACGCGACTCCATCCGTTAGCAATCCCCAACAGGCGTCTAGCAGGACAATCACTGTTCATTATTCACGGGTCATCCACATCGCTGAAGGCCTGCTAGACAATGACGTTTTTGGACAGTCCATCCTTGGGTCTATCTATAACAGGTTAGCAGATCTTGAAAAGCTGGTGGGTGGCTGTGCTGAGGTCTATTGGTTGAACGCTCGTGGAGGGATCAATCTAGCGGCTGAAAAGGATGTAACAAT